AGAATAGTCTAAAAACTTTTCCCCTGCCCACGCCTGCCCCGGAAAGAAAAACGTCTCTCCGGGGCGCTCAGGGCCTTTTTCGCTAATCGACCACAATGGCCTTGCAGCTCGCCCGCGAAGGACGCGCCGGAAGAGGCTTCGCCTGTCCGATGAGCATGAAGCCGGTATCGTCCTGGCGGGGCACGGGCACGATATGCAGGGGCGTGGCCGCGTTGTTGGCCGAAATGGAGTCAATGGCGCAGTACCACACTTTGCCGGGCTGGTTCTTCGCCACGGCCAGTAGGGTCTTGGGCTCCAGCTTGGGCAGCCATTCCCCGTCGTCTTCCGGGTTCGGATACGTTTCATCCATGAAGCGGATGGTGTAACCGCCCACTTCCGCGCGCCCGTCTTTCAGTTCCAGGCGGTACGGCTTGCTTTCCGCCGTGGACGTGTACTTCTCCACAATGTCCAGCAGCACGGCTGCCACGTCAGGCCCGGCCCAGAACTCTACGCTTCCGCCAAGCCCGGCGTGTTTCACTTCCTGCTCCATGCCTCGCAGCAGTCGGTACACGTCCGAAACTTTGGAAGAGGTCGTCAGCTTCGCGGCAGGTTCAAAGGAAAGAAGCGGGCCGTAGTCGATTTCATAGACTTCACGGCGTCCGCCTTCCATGTCCACGGGCCAGGTCAGTTTGCCCGTGGATGCCACCACGGAACACATACCCTCAACGGTATTGCGCACGGTCTGGCGGATCTGATCCACCTTGCGCGTGCGCCAGGCCGTCAGCGCCGCCTTGTTCCCGAAAAGCACGCGTAAGTCGTTCAGCTCGCTGGCT